GTTACCCACCCGAAGTGACCTCACAAGCCGATAAATTCGCTTGGGACGCTTGGTCTTGGCTTATTGCGAATGGTTATTCTAAACAAGCAGCTGCGGGTATTTTAGGAAATATCCAAGGCGAAGCTGGGGCAAGTATGAATCCTGATATTGACCAAATTGGTGGCCCTGCTTATGGGATTGTTCAATGGGACGGTTCTGCTTATCCACTTGTTGGCGCTCCAACTTGGGATGGACGAGAATATGTCCAACGTTTAATGGCTGCAGCGGGAATTAAGTCGGACTATCAAACAATGGCTTCTCAAATCCGTTTGCTTAACTGGTGTATGTTTAATGGTCAATGGATTGGAAAAGTTGCCCCAACAAGTGTTGAGGGCTTCAAAGCAAGTACCGACCCAAGAAATGCGGCTTATGCGTTTGAAGAAAATTTTGAACGACCTGCAGCAGCTCACCCTGAACGTCAAGATTATGCGCAAGCTTGGTATGACAAGTTTAAGGATTTAAAAGCAAGTCAAAATACTGGCGAGAAAGGACTGGAACATCTTAAAGCTATTTTAGGACAACGAATTGGCAACGGTCAATGTTATGGATTAAGTGCTGAATATTCAGGTTTTCTCGGTGGTTGTGGTCTTGGTGCAGGAACTCAATATGGCCTTTCTCATGTCAGCGGCAATGGTTCAACCAGTGCAGCCTCAGATATTGGGATTGCTTACAACTGGTCAGAAGTAGGCTGGAAAGTGATACAAAATCCAACTTATGACCAGTTAGTCGTAGGGGCAATCATGAACTATGCTCGAGGTGGCCATGTTGGAAGTTGGTATGCGGATGATACATATGGCCACACAGGAATCATTCGAGGCTTAGAAAATGGAAAAATCCAAACCTATGAACAAAATACAGAAAAAGGGCAAATTTGTGCAGAACTAGAACGTGAGTTTTATAGTTCTTCTGACATTTCCTCAATCTGTATTCCACCAAATTAAAAGAAAGGGTCTATTATGACAGAACACTTTATAACACTGTCCACCACAGAGCCTAATAACAATGTCGGTATTGTCAAATTAAGACACGGGGACGTGAATAGTCAAGCCATTGTTGCTCAAATTGTAGAGAACGGTCAGCTTAAGAACTTTGAGGGGTTACAGCCGTTCTTTTGTTTGTTAGCTCAAGAAGTAACTGGTCAAGGGGTTTCAGAGGAAGCAGTAGCGGTTTTCAATGATAAGTTAGGCGCAGTTACTTATACAGCGAGTGATAATGCTTTACAATTTGTCGGAAGAAATGAAGCATACTTTAGTTTCAGAAGACAAGTTGGCGACCAATGGGTGGAGCAATTCTCCACTCGTTCGTTTCATTATATCGTTGAAAAATCAATTTATTCCCAACCATTTAAGGATTCTAATTACTGGTGGACTTTTAAAGAGTTGAACCGAATCTTCAATCAATACATAGAAGATGGAAAGAAAAGCTGGGAAGAATTTGTGGAAGCCAATCGTGAAATTCTTGGATCTATTGATCCTGGAGGAGCACTTCTTGATAAAGTCGTGACTTTTGAGAAAATCATCAAAAGAGAAGTGCCAAACGGCTTCAATTTTATCATTGAACATGATTCTGAATGGCAACCAGAAGTAAAGGTAACAAGCTACAAAAACGCAATTGGAATAGAAACTGGAGGATTTGACACAAGCGAAGTTTTTGGAGGGGAAAGGATTTATGATGTCCCTACTTCAACGAGTTACGACCGTAAGAAAATTTATATTAAAATGCCACAAGATTATTCATTAGATGGAGAAATTGCCATTCATGATAATGTAGCATTAATTATTAATGGTACCTCAGTCGTAAGTTTTACAATTACAAATGCTCATATTACAGGAGGTTCTGTACAAGTGGTTAAAGCTCCACAAGATTTAATTGTCTCACTTCTTGACGAAACCTCCGCCCAGCTTTCTTGGAAAAGAGGTGACTGATGGCACTGACATACAAAGTCTATCTTAATGGGAAATTTTCCAAAGAGGTGGAAAATCTATCAACTTTGTTGGAGGGTCTGGTAAAAGATACGGAATACAGTATTCAAGTCAGCGAAACCGATGGAGAAACAGAATCTAGTCTTTCTGAAGCTATAAAATTAACCACAACGGTTATTCCAGAAACAAGCATTAGCCTTGATAAAACCAGTGCCACAGTACCATTAACAGGTAATCTTCAACTAATACCTATGATATTACCAACTGATGCGACTTATAAAGATGTGACTTGGACTTCAAGTGATGCCTCAATCGTAAAAGTGAATGAACGAGGTTTAGTCACTGCGATAGGGCTAGGAGAGGCTCAAATTAAAGCCGAGACAAAAAATGGCAAAACTGCCAGTTGTTCGCTGACTGTCAATAGCGTTATCATAATTCCTACCACTTCAAATGTTAAGGGTGCAGCAATTAATAGTGATTCAATTGGTATCGAAACAGCCGGTTTAGATACTGGAGAAAGTTTTGGGGGAACTACACCCGAAAGTATAGAAATTCTGAGCATTACTAAAAATGGTGAAACTACACTTTTGGAAATGCCAAAAGAGTGGACGATAGACAGAATTGTTGCGGAAGAAATAGGAAGTAATAAATATTTAGTAACAAATGAAAACAAATCCATAGAGATTACAACGGAAGAGGAGAAATAAAATGGCAACTTTAAATAAAATTTTTCGAGGAATGCAAAACGGAGCAGAAACAATTGACCAAAACTTTAGCACATTATTGAACTTACTACATCCAGTTGGATCATATTATATATCTAATGATGCAACAGACCCTAAAGTTCTTTTCGGTTTCGGGACATGGCAACGGGCGAATGGTCGAGTTATAGTTGGGGTTGATGAGAATGACCCAGCGCTTTCTTCACCAAATAAAACAGGCGGCTCAATTAACCCGTTGACTGAACATGGTCACTCCTATGCGCAAGGAGCAACTGGTGCGATTGGTACGGGAGCTTCTGGAGCAGAAAATCAAGTTGCTGCTACAAAAACTGGTGGATACTGGGGAAATGCCGCAAGTGTCGCAATTGCTAGCGCTGGTAACAACACTAATCACGCAAACTGGCAACCTTTCTTGACTGCTTACATTTGGCACCGTACCGCCTAAAAAAATAGAAAGTAAGGTTTATGGAAGAAATAGAAAAAGAGGGTTTGAAACTCTTTACTGCAGTGGTTACCCACTGGGGAACAGTGATGGCAATTAGTGCGATTGTGAGTCTTGCTTATCGGCGTTTCACCAAACGTCAAAATCAGTTTAATCATGATATGGCTGTCGATGTCAAACGGCTTGAAGTTTGTCGAGCCATAGATAATGACTATGGCTTACCGCTGGTTTCAGAACTGGTCAAGGAGTACGAAGACATGGGCGGAAATCACTATGTTCATGCCTTATTTGAAAAGTATAAAGAAAAGAAAATGAAGGAAATTGAAGTATGAAACCATTTTGGAAAGATTTGTTAGAGCGAGCAATTAAAACATTCGCTCAATCGGGTGCCGCCTTTTTAACAAGTGGTGCAACCGGTATTTTAGATGTTGACTTTAAAACTGGACTTAGTGTAACTTTACTTGCGACAGCAATTTCAGTTCTTACATCTCTTGGTAGTTTTCATTTCGGAGATGATAGCGCAAGCTTAATCAATACTAAACCGAAAGGAGAGTAGATGTCAGTAAATATTGCAAAGGGAATAGACCTGCTTAAACAGCAAATTGGTAGAGCGAGCTATTCAATGTATGGTTCACGTAACTTTTCAGACGGTACGTGTGACTGTTCAGGAGCTGTTTATTATGCACTTACCAATAGCGGAGTAAAACCATTCGGATATATTCCAAGCACTGAAACAATGCACTCATGGCTAACGAGTAATGGTTATTCATTGATTGCAGAGAATACAGAGTGGGAAATGCAAGCTCAAGATGTCATTATCTGGGGCCAAAAAGGTCAATCAGCAGGAGCTGGTGGTCATACAGGGATTGCCGTGGACGGTCAGAATTGGATTGAGTGTACCGCTTGGACTGGCGGTGGAAATGGCGCAAACGGTGGTGTTATTATTGCCAATCACGACAGCCGTTGGGCAATGAATGATAGACCTTATTTTTATGTCTACCGTTCACAACAAGATTCAAATACCGATTACAATAACACTATTCAATTAGGAGATGACGAAGAAATGAAAACTATTATTATTACAAATGACGCAGATTACTATGGCAAAAAATATACAAAAGGCAGTGCTTTTGTTTTAACAGGTACAGATTTAAGATATGTTGAACGACCTCAAACGCTTGCAAATTTAAAAGTTTTGGGTGTCCCTGAGTTTAAATTTAATCAGATTGATTT